GAGGCTTTTATGATGTGGACCAAGGGTGGTGGCCGAGTGTTGCCGGGATTGGTCAAAAGACGAAAAGCAGAAATAGAATTGTTTTTGTCATAACCGGTTCATATTCACAGATTTCAATACGACCATGATAAAGCGTGTTGACATTCGCAAGCAATCTGTGCAAGAAAAATTGTCTGCACTTCAAAAAATTTGCCTCCCTTATGACGCACCTATTGACACAAATTTCGGCTGTTGGTGGATTGCTTCTAAAGATGGTTTCGATATTGGTTTTGCTGGCCTTACGAGGACTAATAGCTGGATTGACTGCGGTTATTTGTGTCGTGCTGGTGTTATCCCAGATTTTCGTGGACAAGGGCTACAGAAGCAATTTATTCGCATCCGAATCCGACAAGCGAAAGCTCTTGGATGGAAATGGTTAGTAACAGATACAAGATTTAATCCCGCCTCCGCAAACAGCTTGATTGCTTGCGGATTCAAAATGTTTGAACCAACAAAGCCGTGGGGGTGCAAAGACACTCTGTATTGGCGAAGGAAATTGTAATGTCACATCCAATGCACTCGGACGGTCAAATCATTAGCGCAATAGAAAACAGTAAATCAATGACAGAAGCAAGCAGATTGCTGAACCTTGATATATCTGCTCTGTATAAACGGCGCAAACGGATTGAAAGCAAAACCAAAACTCCACTGCATTGCTTGTCAGACAATCCAAAAACTGAGCGCAGACTTGCGACCATTACTCACCCTAAAGCCACAAACCTCGGTATCCTAAACGGTACTGTTATCATTTTTTCAGACGCACACTTCTGGCCTGGTATCCACAGCACGGCTTTTCATGGCTTGTTGTGGGCAATTAATGATCTCAAACCGACCGCAGTAATAGCAAACGGCGACATCTTTGACGGTGCTGGCATTTCCCGCCACCCCAGGATCGGATGGGCCAAAGCACCTTCAGTGATGGAAGAACTCAAAGCCTGTACGCTGGCGATGGGGTTGATTGAAGAAGCAGCAAAAAAGGCTCGTCACAATGTCAAATTGATGTGGCCTTTGGGAAATCACGATGCTCGGTTTGAGACATTTCTGGCGGCTAATGCTCCTCAATATGAGCATGTCAAAGGGTTCAGCTTAAAAGACCATTTCCCAGATTGGGAGCCATGCTGGGCAGTTTGGTTGAATGACTCAACCATTGTCAAACATCGTTTTAAGGGGGGCATCCATGCCACTCATAACAACACCATGTGGTCCGGCAAGAACATTATCACTGGTCATTTACATAGTCTGAAGGTCACGCCATACAGCGATTACAACGGGGTACGCTACGGTATTGATACAGGGACACTGGCAGAGCCTTATGGCCCACAGTTTGAGGATTACACAGAGCAGGGTCCGTTGAACTGGCGCTCTGGTTTTGCTGTACTGACTTTTGTAGATGGCAAGCTACTGTTGCCTGAGTTAGTAACAACACACAGCCCCGACTCCATTGAGTTCCGAGGCCGTGTGATTAAGATTACTGAACAGCCTGACCAGACATAGTTTCTTCAAGCGCCTCTTGGTCCTCTTCGATCTCTTCATCGATGGCGCTGAATTCGTAGCACTGAACCCAACCTTCAGCTTCTTGGAATTCGATAAAGTCTTTGAGGCTTTCAATCACATCAAAGTTGCTTGTTTCGATAGTAATTTTATCGTCAACTGACCATCCAATTTGCATTTCAAACTTAAACATGATTGCTCCTAATGCAGCAAAAGCGCCGCATTTGCTATCCTATAAGCTAAAAATGACACTTAAATGTCTGACGATTTTTTGTATTGAAGCTCTAACAAAAGTTGCAAGTAGTGAATGGCTTTTTCAATGTCAGCAGCACCATTTTTTTCCTTGTGGCGAGTGACATATTTGATTACATTGCCTTCACAAAAGCCAAGTTCATTTGCGTGGATATAAACAATAGGCTGGATGCCTTTGTCCTTGTAGTGACTGCCATTGACTTGTTTATCAAGTGCAGACATCACGACTCCTTCACAAACACACCATTGGGCATTAATGTGCCTTTTCGGTGTTGGATTTGCCCGTAGGCAACTTTCATGCAATCTACAAGGTTAATGTTTTGTAGAGCGCAATAATTAACAAGGCAGACCATGACATCACCAACACTGTCAACAATATTTTCACGGTCTTTTTTGATGGTGGCATCTGCCAACTCACCAAGTTCAGACATCGCCTTTAGCAATTGTGTGTCGGGGGTGCTGTTTGGGATGATCTTCCGAGCCTCTGACCATCGGATAATGTCCATCTCTACCATTGAAAAGCTCATTTTATTTCCTTTAAATAAGTTGGCCTACTCGCTGCGTCCAAGGGGATGTTTTTGCAACTCTCTCAGCATCCGCTTTCGGCCAAAAATCAGAAGTCCAGGTCGTCAAAGTCTTGAGCTTTGACCTTACTTGTTGGTTGGCTGGATTGCCGTGTCTGCTCTTTAAGGCGCACCGACAGACTGATGAAGCCTGTACCTGCTTTGCTCTGCTTTTTCCAGCCAGAGATCCAGTATTCAGTGCCATCAATATTGATAGAACCACTCATGTCGGGGTGCTTCTCTTCAGTTTTCTTGTCGTTTTTGAACAAGGAACCACGATTCGTATTATCAAATTCAGCCATTATTTATCCTTTAGCTTTTTTAAGTGCAGAGCGCACAGTGGATGACATTTGGTTTGCCAACCAGACTCGCTGATCGGCCTCCAATGCCTGTTCATCAATCATCGCAAGGGCTTCTTTAGCCTTCCCCTGGTTGATCAATTCTTCAACACTTGCTGCCATATCTAGCAGGAAGTCTTTAATGTCTTGTGGGAGATCCTCACCAATGCCACCACGGGGGGTTACAACAGGTGCTGCGCCCTTCTTTGGTACATCACCCTCTTCTGGTAGATCTTCCCCGGCATAGATGTACAGACCCAAGCCATGCAGTGACAAAGCTTTAGTCATGCAACGCATGATGGCAGTGTTGACAGCAAAGGCATCAGGGTCAGGTATCGCTTTATTGCGATAATCCATCACCGGAAGTTGGCAGGTCATTGGCTTGCCAAACAAGGTTACTGTCACCCACACCATGCAAGTGCCATTGATGTTCATGTAAGGCACAGTACGGCAAGCACCGTTCTGGCCATGTTCTTGGTATGTTTCGACCTTGTAGGAAGCCGCAGGATCGGCCTTTAAAGCCTCTGCCCAAGCCCATGCCCATGACAGGTATGTCAGGTTGTTCTTCTTTTCTGTATGACCGTTTACATTGGTCTGGAGGAGTTTTTCAATTGACATACATTACTTCCAGTTAGCTGAGTCATATTCGTCTTGGATGATCTGCTTTTGCGTATCGTCATCAAAGTCTTGGAATTCTATGAAGTGGTTCTCACCACAGCAAGAACGTTTGTCGTTACGAGGCTCCATGCAATATGGGCAATAGACCACGCCATGCAGGTCTTCTTTAGCTTGTTCCAAAAAGTCTTTCATTTCTTTTCCTTTGCAAGTACGAATACACGGCCTGATGTTTTGTTGTAGCTGCTCTGCACCTTGACAACCCAGTCCAACCCGTTACGGCGGATGTAGTCACGCAGTGCTTGACCAACCTTGTCGCAATCAGTTGGCAAGCAGGACAGTGACTTACCAACTTCAAGTTGCTCAAAAAGAGTGTCGTATTTGCAGTGGATTGGTCTGCGTTTCTTTGGCTTGTCGGATGTGACCTTGATGGTAGACACATCTACTGCGACCATCTTTTCCTTGAATGGACTTTTCCCGACAAAAGTTGTTTTGATTACGGTCATACTTTTTGTACTTTCTTTGCCAGAAGCCACTTGTCACCCAGGCGGCGGATTGATTTGACCCATTGACGGCAGTTGTGTCGCTGTATGTGTTCTGGCACACCATCAACACAAAAGAGTTCGCGGACCTTAGTAAGAGCTTGCGTGTTCATTGAATTCCTTTCGTTAAGCAAGGGAAGTGACTGTAACCTGCATTTTCCAAAAAAAACATAGGGGTTTTCCCCAGTTGTTTATTGTTTATTTTTTGTTAGGCTCACCATATGAGCCACCCCTACATCACTGAAAATGAATTAGCTTACGAGCTGATAGTCCAAGCCACAGACCGCCTGGAGCCATTGTTGCACCCAGAAGACCTAGAGGCTGGTATTGTTGCTGCTTTGGCCGTAGCGATGGAAATTGCAAGCAAAAGAACCCTGAAGGAGTTACATGAAATCTACAAAACCAAGTCCATTTGATTGGGCATCCAAACAGCCGACACTGTTTACTAGGTCTGAAAAGGCATCGATGAACAGTTTTGCTGTTGCCAAAAGCATGGATCGTAAAACCACCCACTACTACTCAAAGGCGAAACCAAATGAGAAATGACTTCCAATACGATGCTCCTCGTGCTGGCTTGATGCCAGAGCCTGATGGCTCTTACATTGTTGACCAACAGAAAGCAGCCTTACTTGATGCTTACCAAGAACGCAAAGAGCGTCAGCGTGAGTTTGATGAAGGCTGGGATGGGAAGACTTATGATTAAATCGCATTCACATGAAAAGTGTAATTTTTACAACTTTATTTGGGATAGAACATGAAACAAGGTTTGTACGCCAACATCCACGCCAAGCGTGAACGGATTGAAGCTGGTTCTAAAGAGAAAATGCGTAAGCCTGGAGCCAAGGGTGCGCCATCTGCTGCCGATTTTAAGAAGTCTGAAAAGACTGTCAAGAAGCCCAAAAAATAAGTTATAGTGTTTGAAACCCGGCTAGGCAGAGAGTAGCTACTCTGCCGAAAAGTGAACCTCCCACCTGCCGTAGTTTCTTTTGGAGGGTTGCGAGGATGCTTCAATGCACTACTATCAGCACCATATTGGCGATTTCGTCCGTGATACCGCTCGTCTGACCGACAGTCAAGCTATGGCGTATTTGCGCCTGATTTGGATGTACTACGACACTGAAAAACCACTGCCAAACGATCCTGAAGGTTTGGCTTTCCAAGTGGGTGCAAGTGATCAAGATGTTCGTCTAATTCTCAGACATTACTTTGAAATTGATGGTGATTTGTGCCGTCATAAGCGTTGCGACAAGGAACTTTCTGTCTTCAAAGAAAAGTCAGAAAAGGCATCAAAGAGTGCGAACGCACGATGGAATAATGCAAACGCTATGCGAACGCATACCGAACGCATTGCGAACGAACGTGTTTTGGATGCTACCCAAGAACCAAGAACCAAGAACCAAATAAAGAAAGCAACTACCGTTGCTGCGCCTGACGGCGTGTCATCAGAAGTTTGGGAATCTTTTGTTCAACACCGAAAAGCTAAGAAAGCTCCAATCACCCAGATTGTTATGACCTCTTTTGAGGAACAGGCAAGGCTTGCTGGATGGACTTTGGAAAACGCATTAAAAGAAACCTGCGTCCGTGGATGGCAATCTTTTAAAGCCGAGTGGGTTGCTAAGAAACCTGAACCACACACCCAACTGACAGCAGCAGAACGGTTGAAGAGGATGGCAGGATGATTGGCCATGAACCCCTTATCAAAATG